TGTTATGTGACCTCTAGGTTCAGCCATAGCTGCTAACCGTTGTTGTTTTTTAGATTTGTACGGCATGACTACTTACTTCTTCGGAAACCCACGCTTCATATTAGCGTAAGCTTTAGCACTAACTGTAGATTTACTTTTACTTCTACTAATACCTAAAGCCTTACGCTTATTCATGTTTTCGTACAGTCCGGGTTTCTTTTTCTCCATCGTCTACTTCCTCACTAATATTTCCATCATCCGGTCTAACTTACCGTGCAGTTCTTTAATCGATTCCTCTACCTTTGCAATACGAGATTCAACAGCAATGTCACGCTCCCGTTGAGCAGCTAACTCTACTTCTATCTTAGTCATCCGTTTATCACCAATGTCTAAGCGTTCGATCATGCGTTTAATAATCCAACCGATAACTCCAAGGGCAATAGCTAGAGCGGTGTTAAGGAGGCTTGGGAGGGAGTCGATCATCGTGTTAAAAAACTTTACCTATAGCACTCCATGTGAAGTAATAAGTATTGTTTGCTGATATTCTTTTTAAATAAATATTTAATTGATTATCACCGCTCCTATAAAATTTCGCCTGTAAATTATATACATTATTTATATCGTAATAAGTATTATCTAAATAAGCTTTACCTGCTCTATCTCTTTCATTGTTATCCCATACTAAACTACCAGTACCAGCATTACCCGTTCCAAAACCGTTTACCAAATACCAAGAAGTTGATCCAATTGGTGAGAAAAATTCCCATCCATAAGATACGGAACTTAAAAACCCATCAACACCTGCGGCTACATTAAAATACAAAGATTGATTTGCTCCTGATATACCAATATCTGTTAAAGAAATACTACCTAGTAAAGTATCTACGTTTTGACTTAAAGTGGTAGCTGTAGAGGTTCCTCCGCTTGCCATTGCTATTCCAACCGCAACCGAACTAGCATCCACATAAGCTTTTATGCTTTGTTGTGTAGCCAGTGCAGTAGCAGAGTTAGATGTCATAGCATCTTCATCCAAAACAGATACACTTGTCGGTGAAGCAGTGCTTCCAGAAAGATTACCCACTACATTCATGTCAGCCATGAGTTGTATCTTCGGGAAGGTAACAGCGTTGTTCTCTATCGTCAGAGCAGTAGAACCAGTAACATCTCCGGTGTGTGTTTGATTAAAAAGATTCGTAGAACCTTCCGTTAAATCGTCAGAAGTGCTAGGTATAGTTGGCTTATTAAGAATGAAAGCATCGCTGGTATTATCAGTCTCATTCCAGTCAGCTTGTACATTATCTTCTCCGCCAGCAGTTCCGCTAGCAGCAGCAGTAATCCGCCCGTTCTCATCCACTGTAATATCAGTGTTAGTGTAGGAACCAGGAGTAACTGTGGTGTTATCTAACTTAGCAGCAGTAACTGCATCATCCGCAATATTAGCTGTATCAATCTGACCCCCCGGTGTACCTGTAGCTAAAGCAGCAGCGATCTGGGAATCCACATAACCTTTTCTTGTAGCGTGGTTTGCGTCTGTAGGTGCAGTGCTAGGTAGTGTAAGATTACCAGACATTGTATCACCCGTCTTAGATACTTGATCGTTATCACCAGCAATACGGGCAGAAGTTTCAGTAGCAACAGCAGCAGCAGCAGTAGTATCCACATACGATTTATTCGCTGCATCGTCGTCGGAGTCTGGAGCTGCTAAGTTCTCTATGCGTAAACCATCAGCGTCGTACTGTCCGTCTGTGTTCTTAGTAAAACCACCCCCCGACGCTCCTTCTTCTGCTTCTTGTGCAAGGTAACGGTTGTGGTTGTATGCGTTGTCCAGTTCTGTCTCGGTCAGTACTGATCCGTTAGCAAAGTCTACAATGCCTATATTAGCATCACTGTCTCGTAACACCCTGACTCTTACTAAGTTAGCAGGGGCAGAAGTAAATACTACCTGCTTAGTGGGAGATGTAACAACTGTGTAGTCACTTCCTAGTACCTTTCGTACCCAAGTGTTTGTTCCACCTGCTGGTCCTTCATTAACTTCGACCGCTACATGCGATGTTTTAATGTAATCAAAGTTGATATCGAATTGTGTTTCGGAGCCGTTGCCGACATAGTCTGTATAGGTGTATGCCATGATAATATATTATTAACTATTGAGTTAGGAGTTCAAGCACTATTGCTAATCCGTAAGTATTTCGAGCGGTGATGGTGGACGACCTACAGGTGCTGGTTTAGTGCCTCTAGTTTGTAGTAAGTAGTATAACGATTCACCTTCTTCATTAATGAACTTGTTTGTAAATCTACTGTCTTCTACTAGTTCCTTTTTAGTCTCGGTGTAGAATTGATTTAAAACACTATTCAGTCTTTTTAGACCTTTATTAATAAAACGCCCAGTCTCAGGGTCTTCTTGAAAACCTAAGCTGTAATCCTTTATCCAATCTTTTTGTTTTATTAACGCTCCTACAGCTTGTTTTATGGTATAGTTTTTTAAGCCCACATCTTCACCAAGTTTTACCTTAACCACTTTTCTTTTAAGTCTCTGATCAAAAGCGTAAGATAAAGTCATTCCATCCTCATCTACCCACTCTGTCATCTTAATACCACCAGCTAACATAGAAGGTTTATTAGATAAATTTTTATGGGTATCAGTTGCTACTATTTTATCAAACTCTGTGCGAATCAACTCATCTCTCGGTGCTTGTCTAATAATGTTTTGCGTTACCCAATTAGCCGTACTTTGTTCATCTTCACCTAAACGGTTTGTTTTTAAATTACCAACACCAGAACCTAACACAGCATATACCACTCTGTCCCAATAAGAACCACCACGCAGGTCCGGTATTCCTTCTTGATTTATAGTATTGTTTATCTTTCTAGCTTGAGCAGGTATAGGCACATAAGAAGCAACCAATCTAGAAATAGCATTCTTAGTAATATCTCCTTCAAATTTAGCTATCTCTTGTGCGGTCTCTATACCTTGTGCTAGTGGCATTGCTTCAGCTAACTTCTTAAATGAAGAACCAATAACAAAAGCTAATGTTTGATCCTTAGTAAGAATAGTTTTACCCGTCTCCCTCTCCTCCATTTTAATACGCAACCAAGAAGCTACATCCGCAGATAAAGCTAAAGGAAATGCCCAAGGTAAAGCGGCTGAATAATCCATGCCAAAAAATTTAAAAGATTCTAACTTATTATTTTTTCTTTGCTCAGGCGTTAACCACTCTAGAGAACCCGTACCTCCGTAGTAAAGAGCAGCCATACCACCCACCGCAAATAAAGAAGTAGACACCATAGCGTCAGTTAACAGCTCTTCGTTGTACCTCAATCTTCGTTCAGCTGTTTTATCACGCCTTTCAGTTAGGTTCTTAATCCTTTCCCTTGCTGCTTTTATTTTTTCGGGATCGTCCAGTTTTTTTAGTAAATCAAACTCAAACCTAAGCTTTAACTCCAACTCTTTATACTTTCTACTAAATGGGTTGATTTGACCACGCAGTCCCGGTATCTTAGATGCTCCTCCTTGTACTAGTACTTGTGCTGGTGCTATTGTATATTTAGCTCCCCTATAAATCGACCTAAAAGGTACACCTATATAGGGAGCAAATGCGTCTATTACAGCTCCGGGTAGACCCGTGTTATTAACAAGCTTCTTAGTAAAATTTATAATTTCTTCTAGTGTGTTGAACGGCATATCTTCTAAGTCACCATCAGCTGCAAAAAGCAACTCTTCTCTTATTTGATTAACCTCGTCTTCAAATTCTGTTTTTTCTTTTAACACTAACAAGCCATCAACTTCCTTCCACTGTGCGTTATATATTTCATTACCTCTCGCTTTGGCTTTTTTCGGGTCATTCGGAAACTCTAAAATTGCTTGCTTCTGTGCTCTTGAATACATCCTACTTTTAATCAGCTGTCTTTTAAAAACTGAATCTACTGTCTGAATACCTCTAACACCTAAAGACATTATATAAAACAAATCCCCGTTTCGTATAAAACGATTAAAAGCATTCGATACATTTTCAATAGCTTCAGCCCTTCTCTTAGCAGATGTATATGCTCTAGCTACTAACGCATGCGTACCTCTAGGTGCTTTTGAAACACTCATTTCATCTGACAGTTTGCCCGCTCTATTATCTATAGGTGAAGCGTTTTCAGCAAAAGTACGACGCATCTCAGTCCACAAACCTTTCCTGTCTGTGAGTATTTTAAAAGCAGCTGATAAATCTGATAAAGCTAATCGTGTTCTTATAGGTAATGAAACGTTATCTGCGTTATATATAAAAGTGGTTATCGGTCTAAAGAATTGTTTATAAATAGCACCCAAACCAGTAGGAATACCAGCAGCCACCGAAGGTAACTGATCGATAAGAGCTTGCTGTCTCAGTGATTGTATGAAACGCCACCCTCTTGTTATTTTACTAGATGTATCTGCTTCTAATTGTTTATGTAAAGCGTCTTCAATTTCCTTAAATATCCTAGTATTTAACTGAGCGTCTTCTATTTCTTTCCTAGCTTTGTCTAAGTCAGCTATCTTCTTACGCATTCTAGCTTTAGAGTCTGCTATCTTCTTTCTAAGCTCTTGCGATCTAGCGGGTTTAGTAGGTCCTTTGGGTGGGGGTGTTATCTCAGCTCTTACCTCGCCAATAACACTACGACCTTCTATATCAGCCACTCTAGCTAGTTCTTTCTCTAGATCAGCTACAAGTTTAGCTTCTTTCTCGGCTTCTTTGTAAAACTTTATTTTAGCTTTTAATTCCTTTAGCCTTGGGTCTTCTTCCTTTTTCTTAGGTGCTAAGCCAGCTGCTGCTTCTTCCTCATCTATCTCAGCAAATCTTTTCCTTAAACCGTCTAACTCACCTTCAAGTTTTTCTCTTTTCTTTTCATAAGCTTTGCGTAGTTGTTCAGCTCTGAATTCGTCTGACATCTCAATTCTAGCACGGTCTATCTCCCTGACCCTGTTACGCATATTCTTACGCAAGAATGCTATATCTTTATTCAACTCTTCGATTCTACCCGGTGCTTTCTTTGGTCCCGTAGGTTTAGGTGTTATCTCTTCTCGTTGCCTACCTAGCGGTCCCGTCTCAACTTCTAACAACCTAGCCTTCTCAGCTTCAAGTTCCTTAATCCTTCTTATTTCATTCTGAGCTTCCTTATAGAACTTAATCTTATCTTCTAATTCTTTTACTCTAGGGTCTTTGTCTTTGGGTTTCCCAGGTACAAGTTCTTCAGGTTCTCTTCCGAAAGTTTCTCTAAGTTCGTCTAATTCTGACTGTAGTTTAGATAACCTACTATTAATAGCTTCTTCAGCTTTAGCTGCCTGAAACTCATCAGACATTTCAACTCTAGCTCTGTCTATTTCAGCTACCCTTTTCTTAATGTTACTTTTAACGGCAGCTATTCTTTTTCTTAACTGAGCGGCTTTAAGACTTACTTTCTTAGGACCTGTAGGTTTAGGAGTAACAGCTGCTCTTTGTTCACCTAGCGGTGCTACATCTAACTCAGCTACCTTAGCCAACTCAGCTTCAAGCCTCTCTAACTCTAAAGCATCAGCTTCAGCTTGTTCGTAAAACTTTATGCGTTGTTTTAAATCAGTAATCTCAGCATCTTCAGCCAGCTCTTCACCGGTCTCAGCTAAAGCTAACTTACTTCTATCGCCAAATCTTTTCTGTAACTCAGCTAGTTTTTCTTGTAGTTTCTTTTTTTGTTTACCTAAGTTTTGTTTTACTTCCTTAGTAGGTTTTGTTTCAACATCTACTTCTTCGGATATTTTAGGTTCTTTGAATACTTCAACAAATTCATCCTCTTCTGTTTCGACTGGTTTCTTATACCTAGCTTTTAATTGCTCTGGTACAGCTAAGTACTCGTCAAACATAGATTGTATATCAGCTTCATCACCGTCTACGATGCCTCTTGTTTTTGCCTCTAGCGTGGCTTCTAACTTACTAAGTGCTTCGTCTTGTAACTGTGCTCGCTCACTATATTGACCCTCCCAAGTATAATCTCTTTTCTGTTGAGACTGTAACAAACGAGCACCTAAAGTATTCCACCAATCAATTATATTTTTATTAATTCTCCTTGTGAATTTTATTTCATTCAACAATTCTTTAGCTGTATTTATATCTATAGCTTTATTAGATTTATAATCTTTAGCTAAAATTCTAATAAGATTACTAACTCTCTCTGCTGTTTCGTCTGCTAATTTTTTACCAGCCCTATGTAGTTTTGGAGCTTCTAAGGTCTTATCACCCTTGCCGGGAGTGGATTCAAGTTTAGATTGAATAGCTTCTAATTCTTCTAACTTATCTTCCCTAGTATCATCAACAAACCTTTCCCTCTTAGTTGTTTCAGTTACCTCAGGTGCTTCCGCTGGTTCGTCTACATTGATTGGTTTCTCCACAACAGGTTCTTCAACAACAGTAGGCTCTTCTTCTAATTTAACTTCAGCTTCTTCTGGTTTAGGTGTTACAGGCTCAGGTTCCTCTATTGGTTTAGGCTCTAGAACTTCTTCAGCTGTTAACTCACTCGCACCTAATTCTTTCTCTGTAGCGTCTATTTTACTGTTTGAATTTTCAATAGATTCTAAAGAATCATCTAGTATATCTTGAGCTGTTTCTACTTCGTCTATTTCTTTATCAACCTTGTTCTCAAAACCAATCTTCTGTTTACCTTTTAACTTAGAATCTTTTTTCTTTTGAATCAGTGCTTCTTTTTTATCGTCTAGTTTAGACTTAGCATCTTCTACTATATTAACAATTTGAGTGCGACCTGTTTTACCTTTACTTAATAACAAAGAGAACGCTGATTGTACTGTACCACCTGCAAGTGAGGAGAATAACAAGTCAAAAGTTGAGTCTTCATCTAAGTTTAAAGTACCCTCGATGCTCTGTCTTAGTACTGATTCAGCTAATCCAATAGTAGCACCGCTAACGAATTGTTTAGTACCTTTAACGACGTACTCACCGCCACGCCAAACTTTCAGTGACTGTAAACTAGGAGCAACGAAACTAA